TCCAAGTACCGAGCCCACGAGTAAATTGCTGGTTAGATCCAAGTCCTTGAAGAGCAGCTCCCCAGGGGCTATAAGCGTTACCTGCTTGAGCTGTTCTAGCTGCTGCAAGACCACCTTGCAACAAGGATTGACCCATATTCGCACCAGCAGCCGCAGACCTTCCGCCCAACTGAGCACCAATATCCATGGCATTCTGACCCAGATTCTCGATTGTACCAGTCAATCCAAGGTTAGTCTGGAATGGAGCCAAAGCGCCCACTTGACCAGTGTAGTAGTTACCCAGTAGGTTAGCACCAGTGCCAAACAAGCCAGCACCGAAAGCAGTCTGACGTTGACCAGCTTCTTGAGCATTAGCAGCCAACTGAAGATCCTGCATTGCACGAGCGTTAGCTAGAGCAGCAAACTCAGGGTTAGCGGCCTGCAATCCACCGCCTTGAGCGATAGACAGACCGGTACGACCAGTGTTAGACAGTTGGTTTAGCAGTTGAGCACTCTCACGCTCACGCCCAGGAGCCAACAAAGCCTGCTGTTTAGCCATATAGTCAGCAGCAACCTGCTCAGGTGACTTTGCAAGATATTGTTGACCAAGACTAAATAAACCACCAGCAGCTCCAGTCAGAGGAGCGTACTGTTGTGGAGCCATCTCTGCTTGACTTAATCCTCCAGCAGCTAGGCCCATCAAACGATCTTGATAAGCCTTTAACTCAGGAGAAACAGTATACTGAGCTCCTGTTACATACCCCTCTGGAGAAGTCTGAAAAGAGCTAGTACCAAAGCGAGTGGTAACCCCTACTGGTCTAAATCGAGCTGCTTCAGCAGCCCTATCTGCCGCATATCGCTGTGCAGTTGCTGAGGTTTCTGCTGCGTCTCTGGCAGCATTTCCCCCTAACAAACCACCTGCAAGAGACAGGCCCCCGCCAATAAGTGCTGCTTCAATTCCCATTTTGGTTCCTCACAAAAAGTTGTCGCATTTTGTTATCTGCTCCGATGAAATCCATGAAGTGTTTAAAACCCATCATGGTGATAAATTTAAGATGTTTCTTATCGTCAATTTCGTGGATGGCAAATAAAGGTTCTGTTCTTAGTCGACTTAACTTTTGTAAATCTTCTAGCAGGTTCTTTTTTACTGTTTTACTCCACTTAAAACAATCGCAATGAATAAAGGTGCTTTTAAAGGCGAATTCTAAATACAGAATATAGTCATCAGTTACAATGACTGGGTGTTTCATAATTAACGTAGTTCTGACCAGTATTGAATATAACCACCGCTGGCACTTAAATAGTAAGTTGATCCGCTTGGAACAATACCGGTCACATTCCCATACCAACCAACGTTTGATCCAAGAACACCTGTAGTACACACACTAACCCCGCCAACAACCAAAGTAACACTTTGACTTTGTGCGCCACTAGCGCTAATAGCCACCATAATAGGTTTGCCGGTACTGTTTGTGTAAGTGGTTCCAGCGGAACGGCTTGATGTCATGTTTTGCCAAGTCTGACCCCAACCAAGACCCATGTTTTGAACATAAGCCGTTGTAGCCATTTTGGTGCTGTTATCTGCGTTGGATTGAGTGGTTCCAGTAGCCCCAGAAGCAACAGTAGTAGATACCGTAGTTGCTGTGGTAGCGTTAGTTGCATTGGTTACTGCCGTAGCTCCCAAGGCAGTAGCAATCTCAGATGAGGTGGCGGCAGTAAAGGCATTGGTTCCATTACCTTTTACCAAAGCACCTGAAGTAATAGATGTTGTCCCAGTACCTCCATTAGATACCAATAGAGTACCTGTAACTCCCGTAGTCAAAGGAAGTCCAGTAGCATTGGTTAACACGCCAGCAGAAGGAGTGCCAAGATTAGGGGTAACCAAAGCAGCACTGTTAAGGTCAGCTTTGGTAGCAACAGCAGTTGCAATATTGTTAAATTCAGTGTCAATTTCAGTTCCCTTAACAATTTTCAAGGGATTACCAGAGGCAAGGCTGTCTTTGCTGGCAAAGTTTGTGCTTTTTACATAATCTGTCATGGTTCTTCCTTAAACGTTTTTACCATTCTTATATTGAATTTCAATCTTTTGGATACTCAGCGGATACCCGCTGATGTCTGCCTCATAACCTGTTTGGACAATCTTACCAACACCGGTAGGATATGCTTTTAATGTTCTCAAAGCAGTACCGCCAGAATACTCATCGGTAGCATTATATTGTGCTATTCCGTAATATGCCATAATTTGTGTTGGAATAAATGTTGTTTCGGCATAATAGTTACCAGTGAAATCAAAACCCCACTTGATTGCAACAGCCTGTCCAGAACCGCCAATAACCACCACAGACAAGCCCTTCAGGATTGAAGTAACTGAAGGAGCGCCTAAGTCAGTATGGTTAGTGAAATACTGAAAACGATAAGAAACTCCGTTGTCTTGATAGCCTGTATAGGTTCCAATATAACCTGTCTTTCCAATCAACATGGTTCCATCAGCCTTTTGACAGAAACTCTGAGGCTCAATAGAATCCCATGTTGTTACCCTCGCTGCTCCATCCTGGAGAGAAGCCTTCATGTCAAAGCAGTAGGTAGACTTTAATGTAGGAAGAGTCAGTAGATAGAAACCTTCTCGTGGGTTATACACTGCTTTAATGCTTGCTTTATTTTCACCCGTAACAGCACTCATCAAGTCATTACGGACATTCTTGGAAATATCACGCAAAGGAGCAGACTTCTCTTGAATGGTACGCAGAATGCTACGGACACCTGTCTCAGACAAGAAGATAACATCCGTACCAGTCTCAACCACTGAGTCACGGGCAATACAGCCAATACCAGTGATCGTATCGTACAAGGTCATCGTAGCAGGGGAGTTAGCACCCTGATAGATAAGAATATTACGATAACCAAAGATGAACAGAAAGTTGTTATGGCTTGCCAGTGCAGTGATTGTATCACCACCTTTAGGCCACACCGTAGTTGTGTCCAGCGTACCTGCCGTTCCGGAGCCAAACTTATGTGGGTTCTTTAGGTCAGACCACTGAACCGTTACTTTATCTGTGGTGGTATCAGCATTCCAGATACGTCCAAGAGCACTGATTACAATATTTGCTTGTTGAACAGTGCCGTTATACCCAGCCTCTTGATCTACACGATAATAGGTAGTCGTAGATGAATCAGGATCAAAACCAATAGGAACATGACCACGCTGATAGAAGTACAGGTCACCATCAAGATAAGCAGTAGACCAGTTATCGTCTGTAATCGTTGGGGCTGTTCCAACGCCATTAAAAGTTACTTCTGAAAGAGTTGAACCTACTAATTTGAAGATCTTCTTATTCCCAGCACAAAGCGTATAAGAAGTACCATCTCTAGTAACCAATTCTGCAATGACCTTAATCGGATTAGAACCAAGAGCACCTGGAGTTGAACTATTAGCTGGAGTCCATCCCTTACGTGCTCCAATACGTCCATACTGGTCAATAGTGGCATTGTTAGCCACTAGAGCAAATCCAGAAGCTAGGTCCAAAGAGCTATCCTGGGTGTTAATACCCATGAAGCCCGGAGCAGAGATACTGGAAGTAAGGAGTTGTTCAGCCATTATGGATTCACCCAGACCACTTCTTCAAGATAACGATTACGCTCAATAGACACATAATCAGCCAAGGCCATCTTGTATAACTGATAAGCCTCAGAAGACAAAATACCTGCGTCCTCACCACGCTCGGCAATAGCCTTAGCATAGGCCAGCAAGCACGTTAAATGTCCAGGCACAAGAATACGGTCAGTATCATTTATTAGATCCAATTGAGGGACAATCAAGTTAAACCGAAGCGTATAAACACCGTCAGGAATAGGAAACACATCAACCTGAGTGTCCCCGTTAACGTCTACACCGTTGAAGTTATAATAAGCAGGAGCACCACGTCCTTGGTCAATCAATAGAAACTGTTGATCCATCCAGCTAGTGGCTGCATAATTCATCAGAATGTTGGTGGTATCATTCAGAATGTCAATCACCCTGAATCTAGTGCCTGCATCTTCCAACACATAGTTAAAGCTACCAGCGGTTGTCTCAGCCGTAAGTGTATTACTCAAAGCATTCCAATCGTAAGCATCTTCAACCTCTCGCTTGGCATCGTTAATATAGATACCAATAAGACGAGAATAAGCACTATCCTGCACCGACGTTACTGTAGGCTCACGAAGTCTCGTGAGCACATTGTTAACTAGTTCAAGATACGTTGACATTTATATTCCTTTGTCACTTATTTTTCTTACTCTTATTGGTGGCAGTACGCTGACCACGAATGGGCATATTAGCCTCGCTCATGGCAATAGCAATAGCCTGTTTACGGCTCTTAACCACAGGACCACCTTTACCGCTATGCAGAGTGCCTTCTTTGTACTCACGCATAACCTTACCAATCTTCTTTTCGCCTTTAGTCATCTTAGTAGCCATGAGTGCCCCTTACGGTGATATTTTGTGTGAAACCGCTGCGTAAATAGCCCCAAAGAAGGCTCCAACGATCAGAATAGGCTTTACAGCCTTAGCCAGCCACTCAAGCACAGTAAAAGCCCCAGAAGCAGCTCTGAAGGCACTTACCATGTCTTTGGTGTTGTTGTCGATCTTATCAACCTTCTGTTCAACCTGAACCAGTCTGTCGTAGATCTCTTTGTGGCTAACTTCGTCCATTTATTCCTCTTTTTGGTTATATCCTACCATAAATTAACTAAAAAGTCTACTCATTCATACAAAATATTTATCGAGCCAGCGTCAAATGTGTCAGTTCCATTGCCTGTGGTGA